CTCTATTAGTTTTGTTCTACCCATTTCCTTGTCGTGTATAAAGTTTCTTATAATTCTTACTTGATTTCAGCTTAGAGGTCTTACTCTTAGCATGAACACCTGGTCTCTTCACCTTAGGCTTTCTAGCAAATGATATGCTACTCTGCTTCTGTGCCATCCTCCTCAGTTACTTCAGGCTCAGGTATTGGTCCTTTGACTGCTTTATACTTCACTACTTTAGGCTCAGATACTGTAGGCTCTTCAAACATATAGCCTAGACCTATAGATACAAAGTATTCATATCTATTAGCATCTAAAGTAATCCTGTTACCTTTGTGGGAGATCTTAGCTCCAATAAATTCATCTTTAATTTTCATCTCTTAGGTTTTTTAAATCGGTTTTTATCTCTTGTATCCAATAATGAGCAGATGTAACAGGTATTCTGAAATATTCTGCCATTGCTCTAGCTGTACTGTATCCCTTATCAAAATAACATTGGAACACTATCAGCTTAATCCTATCTGTAATCCTACCTCTATATGTCTCTATCACTGCCATGTTGTTCTGATACTGCATATCATCTCGTATCTTATCGTATAAATCCGTATCATCATCCATCACTATCGGCATAGTACTATCTGTAGCTGTTACTCTCTCTTGCCTATTAGTTAGTGATGTAGACCATAGAATCTGCATCTTAATAGTGTTCAATAGATATGCTTTCACCTTACCAGGATCAGTTACCTCTATATCTATATTACATAAATATAAAAAAGAGTTATTTATTACAGCATCGGCAGATATTGTAGATTTCATTCTTACTAGAAAATAGTTTGTATATTTCCTTATCTCTTTGTAGTGAGCTGCTATGTATTGGTCAAGTATAGGTCTCATACCATTGCTTGAAATCCTTAAGCCATATCTTTCTTCTCACACTACTGCAGAAGCATTCTTTCTCATAACTAACTAGCCTATCTTTAATAGCTTTGAGTTTTAATAGATGAATCTTATAGGATTGCTCTTTCTCAGCTAAACTGAACACCTGTTGTATTATTACTTGCTCAGCTTCTGTAAACATTCCTGTAATATAAACGACAATAGAGCCACAATAGTTGCCTGAACAAAAGACCAGGTGCATAATAATGTTAGCCAAAAAGATACGCATTTAATACAGGTAGCAGAGGAATGCAGATACATTGCTAGAATGCTAGGTTTGAATTTGCTATAGATTGAATCAATCAGTAGCTGTAATGGCTCAAAGTTTACTAGAAACCATGATATTGCAATGTATGTTAGTATGTTCATACGCAAAAATAACAAAGGCAGCCATAAGACTGCCATAAAGTTATTGATTATTTAGATAATTTTTCCACCATTTGAGATAGAACTGCTCATTGACAGCCTTTCCATTGGTGAATCTCCAAATACTACAGTAAGAGACTCCGATATCCTCAGCGTAATGACTGAGCTTATATCTATTGGTGAGCTTAGACTTGGTCTCTTTAATCATAAAGTCCTTAAGGCTCTGCCCTTTAGAAAGGGAGATCATCACCAGGATTATCAGGTACATGAGCAGGAGCTACTGCAGCTGCAGTTAATAGATCTATCTTCCATAACTCTAAAGAGTTGAAATGCTTATCCTGCCATTCTCTACCTCTCAGATTGAATGATGCCTCCACCTCTTCACCTACTTTATAGCCATCTAGTAGAGCTGTCTTATCTCCTGTAGCTTGCAAGCTGATGTGTTGGGGATATTTGCCATCCTCTACTGTTATTACTACCTCTCTTTTAGAGAATTTCTCAGTCACCTGTACGGTATCACCTATCACTTTGATAAGTCCTTTTACTTTGTACTCATTCATATTATAGTTGTTATTAAATTATACATACCTAGTATTATCAATCCATAAATTATCAGCATCAGGATCATTGCCATTGTTTTTTCGGTCATACTACTTTATCAGGGAATGGATTAGAAACACCATACTCTAGTATAGTTAGCTCAGTAGCATATTCAACAGCTTTTTTAGCTGCATATTTAGCACTGATACCAGGATTGTTATGTATTAGTGCCTGCATGGCTGCAATCAAAGCAGCCTCATAGAATTGAACTCTCATTAGTATATCCATTTAATAAATTTGCGAATAAGCCCTACCTCTTTGATAGGTGCAGTTTCTTTTACAACAGGGGCAGTTTGTTTTATAACAGGTGCTGATTCTTTTACAATAGGTGCATTATTTGTCTCACCTACAAATTTCCAAGTTCTACCATAAATATTCTGCCATTTTGTGCTTTTACTTAATGCAGATTTTAAATTTCCATTAGTATCAGTATTCATAATTTTTAAAATTTCTGATATTTTCATACTTGAATAAATAGCATTTTTTTTAAAGTTATAGCTGTCTAACTTTTGAGTAATAAAATTTTCTTTTGTCATGTTTTTTTATATTTAATATTCGTAAAAAGTTTCTCTTTCATAGTCAATATACATTTTCATGTATTGTTTTGCCAAAATAAAAATTTGTTTTGGTGATAGTGTTGGATTAGCTATTATCAAAGCATTAATGATTGGTATCATTCTATTTGAATATTTAACCTCTTCGTGATCATAGTCAGACATTGCCATCTTATTTATTATTTAATTGATTAATATACTTAACATAGTACTCAGTGCAATGATGCAACCGTACCTTAATCTCCTCCTCAAGCTCAATGTCTCTAGTGAAGAGTAGAGTGGTAATTCTCTTCTCAGGAGCTATGTGATCTACCTGATGCAGTGATAAGTTCTCCCATTCATTCAGTAGAGATGGATGAGTAGAGACCATACAATAGACTAGACTAGCATAATTTTTATTATATAACATCATGTAAGCTCTTAGCTGCCACTCATAATCTTTATTTATACCCTCTTCTGAGGTAGCAGGGAATGTTTCTAAAGACCATGATGTCTTGATGTCTATGATTTGGTCATCTAGTACTATATCAGCCTCTCCTGTGAGCCATTCGTTATTCAGTCTCTCAGTGTTCTTTACCATGCTAGTGAATGATACAGTATTGAGTAGAGCTATAGAATCATTCTCTTGTAGATTGCCCTTATTAATGTACTTGTTATTCAGCTCTACATTATAACCGTAGAAATCCTGCTTAGCTACACCTCTAATGTAGCTCTTAGTAGTTTCAGACAGCAACTCAGACTTAGTCCGAGATGCTGTCATTAGTTTTCCGAGTGATGATGGATGCCATTTCATATGTTAAGAGCAGTAGATGAATTAATTTTTTCTAATATATATTCATAAGTTATCTCTTCAAATGATTTATTATCATCTAACATTAATTGATTTATATGTGATATATTACTACAAACAACAACATACAAATCTCTCAATGACTTATTTTTTATTTGTAAAGACAATTCCTTTATTTTTACAATTTCATTAATTAAATCTTTCATAATAACATAAGTGCTTTATTCTGTAAATCTGTAAGCTCAAAGGTCTCTCTTAGCTTAGGGATAGTAAACTTACCATCTTGAATAGATACTAATGCCTCCTCAAATCTTTCTTTAGATAGTCCAGGCTTAGCTGCCTTAACAGGTACACTAGCTAGATTAGCATCGTCATCTACTGACTGCAAGCATAAGATACTGCTCAGAGTATATCTTCGGTAGTAAGTTACTGCAGATCCTACTTGCTGAGGATTCAATCCAGCAGGTAATTCCATACATGACTCTATAGACTCATTAGAATCTATGCAAATAATCTGAGTACATACTGAATTGCCTTGAATAGGCTGCAGTAATAGTAGACCATTCTCTAATAAGATAGGCTCTACTGCCTCAGTGATTGCATTGATATCACTGTAGGACTTTTTAAAGTGGGGATTGGTAGCATTCTTAGCTACTTTGCCGATTGACTGCTTAGCCTTGTGTAGCTTTTGGTGCAGAGTTAGTACAGGTGCTGGTGATACAGCTTTTGTTTTTGTTTCCATAATAAAGTTTTAAATTTCAACAAAGATAATCAATTATTTTATATCTGCAAGGAAATTACAATAAAATATCATAAATTCATCAAAAGTTCTAGCAATAAAGTATGTACCTCCTGCAGCTTCTATGCTTTCCTGATACCTCTTCTGCACTTCTGACTGCTTATCCTTACCATATTTCACCTCAATCTTAACTGACCTACCTCTAATGGTGGCAGATATATCAGCTGAGCCTTTTGTACCGGTGCTAGGAGTATAAGTGCCTTTCAGCTGTCTAGTATTCTCACCTACCTGTATCTTCTTACCCTCTCTATATACTCCCATTGTATTAATTCTCTCAGCTTGAAAGCCTGAATAGGTTAAAAAGTGTATGATACATTTAGTCAGAGCATTAGCAGAGTTATCATTCCAATCAGATGCTGTTATGTATGGCATGGTAGGGTGCTTAAGTGTGAGGTAGTTTATCTCTAGGGCTTTGAGTAGTGTTTTGTTTTCTTTGTTCATTAGATTCTAGTATTATGTTCTTTATTATAACAGTAATTATTATCTATAGATAAATGTAAATGAATTAGTTTTACTTCATCCTCTTCATTATCTGATAATTTTAATACAGTAAATGGAATGTTATTGTCTATATGATATTGTTTAATTTCTACAAATTCAAAATTAGATTTTCCTTTTTGTAAATGTTCCCAAATTCTTTTTACTATATTTTTTGTCTTACCAATATACCATGTATTATTATCAAATATAATTTTATAAACTCCAGCTTGTTCTATTAAAGCAATATGAAATTCAATGTTTAATAAATAATCTACTAATGGCATCTGCTCCTCAGTTATATAATATCCTGAATCTTTACCTAAAATTAAATTCATAATATGTCTTTTTAAAAGTAATTTGCTATCTATCATATCAATTATAATTTATTGTATCCCATACATCAGGATCTCTCTGTGATTTAATCTCAAACCATCTAGCACCATTGCTAGATCCATCTACATACTCCTTACCATTGTATTCTGCATACTTCTTACACCATTTGTTGAATGTTCTGTTAGTAAGGTACTTCTTTTGGTCAGTGTACTCAGCTATAAAGTTCTCAAACATTGACACCTTATTCAATCTTTGGTCAAATCCTAGATTCTTATTATCTACCCATTCTATAAAGTCTTGAGATGTCTCATTGATAAACTTTCTTAGCTCTAAATTCTTAGCCTCAGATTCTACTAGACCATTCTCTAAGTAATAGTTTAGGCAATTAATCATGTAATGGTCAAACCTTGCCCATTCCTGCTCATCCCAATCCTCAAACAGCATAGAGCCAAATTCATCAAATGGAGTGTGATGAGTACCAAAATAACTACTTAGCTCTACCTCAAACATCCTCCTCTTAAATGAGCCACCATCTGCTTTAATAGTGTAGTTAGTAGAGATAAGTACTTTAGGTGAGTCTTTTACAGGTAGTTTAATTGCATCTCTCCCTTTGTATTCAATAGTAAGACCCTCAGTAATTATACTAAATAAGCTCTCAAAATTAAAGTTCTTTCTTACATCATCAAATGCCAGCACTTGGCAATCAGTAGAGACAGTCTGATAGGGAAATGATTTATTTGAGTCAAAGCTCTTGCCATCTATAGTGCTAACTTTCTTCATGTATCCAATCGCATTGATTATAATTCCTTTACCACTACCTCCATTAGGATTATCTGAGATAGTTTCATCATTTAGAATGATTGCTTTGTTATTAGCTGATGTCTTATAAGAGTGCAGCATATAGCCTATGATGCTCTTCATAGTATCATATCTCTCTACCTCCTGCCCTGAGATAAACCAAATGAAAGACCTAAACATTGACTCATGGTGATCAGCATCTATTAAATCTCTATCTATTATCTGATTATTCCATACATATCCTTTAAGCTCTGAGTATTCATATATCTCATGGTGCTTAGCAAATACTTTGACAGCTGCATTCTTATAGTAAATCATACCGTAATCAATCCCATCTCTTTCCATCTCTACATTAGCAGTATCTATCATGCTGAGGTATTGAGGAGTAAAGAGTTTAGACTTCTCAGCTACAGCATCAAATACAGGTATGCGATTTGATTGGACCAGGTACTCCATTACTCTATCCTTTATCTGAAACTCAGATACATGATTAATAAAATTCTCATTCTTAGTAATGAATACAAAGGTCTTAGTGTTAGCTACAGGATAGTACTTATAGTACTGTAGGTTCTCTAGGAATAGCTTGAATCGGTATGGTATAATTAATACATCACCTTTAAAATCATATTTCCAAAACTCATCTACTTTAATTACCTCCTTAATAGTCTGAATCTCTGACTCAATATTCTCCTTATTGTACTCTTTAAATTCCTCTAAGATAACAGCATCAGACTTACCACTCAACACAAAGTTAATTAGCTTATCTTTTTTCTCTTTGTCTTCAAATTGCTTACTGTTAAAGTTAGCAGTCTTTTTGTAGGCAGAATTTATCAAAGCTAGTATCTCTACAGATCCAAAATCTTTCTGCTCAAATCCTTTTAAATAATCTTGACAGGTATTTTTATCCACTCCAAAATCATTGAATGCTGCTGCTAATTTGTAAAGTGAGGAGTTTCTATTTTGTGAATTATACTTCTTTTTAAACCAAGTCATCAGCTTATTAGCTATCTCATCAGTATCTAGGACCTTAATATTAGTAATACTACCC